GCGAGTTGTTCGGCTGGAAGCGGCTGTCCGACGACACGCGGCGGTTCCGCGTGGCGTACATCTCGACGGCGAAGAAGCAGGGCAAGTCCACGCTGTTGGCGGGCATCGGACTCTATCTGCTGGTCATGGACGGCGAGAACGGCTGCGAAGTTTACGGGGCGGCTGCGGATCGTGAGCAGGCATCGGTGGTCTACCGCGAGGCGGCAAGCATGGTGCGGGCCTCGCCGCAGTTGTCCCGCGTGCTGGAGGTTGTTGATTCGCGCCGCACGATTGCATACCGCAAAGAGGCGTCGTTCTATCGCGTGCTGTCTGCCGACGCGTTCCGAGCGGAAGGGTTGAACATTCACGGGCTTTTGTTCGATGAACTGCACGCCCAAAAAGACAGAAAATTATGGGACGCACTTCGCTACGGCGGTGCGGCCCGAGAACAACCGCTCCTCGTTTCGATAACGACTGCGGGCTACGACCGCAAAGGCATCTGCTACGAGCAGTACCAGTACGCGAAGGCGGTCGCGGCGAACTGGAAACACGACCCGACGTTCTTCTCCTGCATCCACGAAATGGAGGCCGACGCGGATTGGAAAGACCCCGACACATGGCCGCAGGCGAATCCTTCGTGGGGCGTGACGATCAAGCCCGACGACTTTGCCCATGACGCGAAAGAGGCCGAGCAGTCCCCGACGAAACTCAATTCTTTCCTCCGCTACCGGCTCAACACTTGGACTTCTTCCGACGTGCGGTGGCTGTCGCCGGAAACGTGGCAGCAGGGATCGGTGCCGCTCCGCGAGTTCGGCGACCGGCCCGTGTACGCGGGCCTTGATCTTGCGACGACCTACGACTTGACCGCACTGGTGCTGGTGTGCCCCGATCCCGAGGACGGGAGCATTGACGTGCTGCCGTTCTTCTGGATTCCCGAATCCAACGCGGTCGAGCGTAGCCAGCGGGACAAGGTGCCGTATCTGGATTGGATACGCGACGGGCACCTCCGCACGACCGACGGGAACGTGACCGACTACACCGTGCTGCACCGCGACATTACCGCAATTTGCGAGCAGTACAGCGTGCGTCAGTTGGTGGTCGATTTGAAATTCAACGGGCAGATGATCGCCAATATGCTGCAAGGGGACGGGGTAGACGTGAAAGGATACCCGCAGGGCGGTCGCGCCATGAGCGCGCCTGCCAAGGCTCTGGAGAACTTGATAGCCAATTCCAAGATTCGCCACGCCGGGCATCCGGTGCTTTCGTGGTGTGCTGGGAACGCGGCTGTTCACGAGGACAGGTACGGAAACATTTTCCCGAGCAAGGCGAAATCAACGGAGCGTATCGACGGCATCGTGGCACTGTGCCAGAGCATCGGCAGTTGGATCGGTAGCGAACACAAGCCAGACGACACCCCCGAAATCTTTTTCATATGATCGCCCAAAACGAAAACAGAATCCTCTGGCTCCCCGGCGAAGAACGAATGTGGGACGAGGACGGCGGCGGCAGTTCCCGCAACGCCGCTGGCGTCCGTATCGACGCGACCAACGCCACGCAAGTCACCGCCGTGTTTGCGTGTTTGAGGATTTTGAGCGAGACGGTTGCCAGCCTGCCGCTCCACGTTCTTGAGCGGGTGAAGACCGGCGGCAAGCGCGAGGCCCGCGAACTGCCGCTGTACCGTAAGTTGCACCAGCAGCCGAACGCTTGGCAGACTTCTTTCGAGTGGCGTGAGCAGGCCGTGTTTCACGTTGCCTTGTGGGGCGATGCTTTTAGCGAACTGAAGTCTGGCCCGTCCGGTGCCGTTGATCAGATCGTGCCGTTGCACCCGAGCCGCATGACTGTGGAGCGGATCGAGAACGGGCGGCTGCGATACAAGTACCGCGAGGAACGCGGCTCGGAAACGGTTTATTCCGAGGAGCAAATCCTGCACGTTCGCGGCCCGTCCGACGACGGCGTGCATGGCATCTCGCTGGTGACGGAGTGCAAAGACGCGATTGCGTTGGCCCGCGCGTGCGAACTTCACGGGGCGAGGTTTTTTGCCGCTGGTGCCCGCCCCGGTTTCGTGCTGTCCACCGACGGGCAGTTGAACGCCGAGGCCCGCGAGCAGTTGCGGTCGCAGTGGGATCGCCGCCACGGCGGCGTCGGCAACTCGCACAACACCGCAGTCCTCACGGGCGGGCTTCGGCCTTACGACATTCCGCAATCAAGCAACACCGATGCGCAATTTCTTGAGGCGCGAACCTACCAGTTGGCTGAGATTGCCAGATTGTTCCGCGTGCCGATGCACTTGCTTGGCGTGATGAACGGCGGCTACGGCTCGATTGAACACGCGGGGTTGGACTTCGTGCAGCACACGATCCTGCCGTGGCTGCGACGTTTTGAGTCTGCGTTCATGCGCGACTTGATTGAAGACGACGACCGCTACCAAGTCGAGTTTGACGTTCGCGGTTTGCTTCGCGGCGACTCGGCATCGCGGTCGGCTTACTACCGGGCGATGTGGGACGTGGGCGCACTTTCGACCAACGACATCTTGGAACTTGAAAACCGCAACCCCGTCGAGGGCGGCGACGTTCGCTACCGTCCGCTCAACATGGGCACGCTTGGTGCCCCGCCCAGCGAGGGCGACGTGCTGGCCCAGCAGCAGCCGGGCAGCGGGATCGACGGGCAGGCGGTTGCCGGTGGCACGGCAGCGGCAGCGGAGGAGCCAGCACCGGCCACGCCGGTGCCAGCCGAACCGGCCCAGCCCGAGGCACCACAAGTCGCGGACGTGTCGCTCAACGGGGCACAGATCACGGGGTTGATTGCGATTCTGTCACAGGTGCCCGCTGGCCTGCTGACCAAGGACGGTGCGGCGGCACTCATTGCCGCGTCGTTCCCAAGCATCTCGCCCGCGCAGGTGACCGCGATCCTTGCTGGTGTGGCGACCGACGCCGCGCCGCCGCCTGCACCCGCACCGTTTGGCCGGGCAATTCCCGAGCCGCGTGCCGAACCCGGCAGCGTTGCCGAAGGCGACTTTGTTTCGTGGGACTCGTCCGGTGGCCGTGCCCGCGGCAAGGTCGATCACGTCATGGACTACGGACGGCTTGACGTGCCCGGCACCGACTTTGCGATTGACGCTACCGAGGAAGACCCGGCGGCACTCATCACGGTCTACGAAGAAGTTAGCGGCGGGTGGCGTGCGACCGAGACGCAAGTCGGTCACAAGGTTGCCACACTCACGAAGATCGACCCGCTGCCAGAGCCGCCGGTCGAGGAGAACGCGTACGGCAAGCCGAAGAAGAAGCCCCGGAGGCGCAAGGGTGGCTAGGTATGACCACATCGACTTTTCGCCGCCGTCTGGCGTCCGCGACGAAGCCGCGAAGGGGCTGGCGTGGCGTGACGAGTTCAATCGGGGCGGCACCGCAGTCGGCGTTGCCCGTGCGAGAGACTTGTCGAACGGCACGAACATCTCGCCCGACACGGCGAAGCGGATGGCGAGTTATTTTGCCCGGCACGAAGTGGACAAGAAGGGCGAAGGATTCAGCCCCGGTGAGGATGGATTCCCGAGTGCTGGCCGGATTGCGTGGGCCTTGTGGGGCGGCGATCCGGGGCAAGCATGGGCAAGCAAATTGACCAAGCAGATTGACGCAGCAGACAACAACAGGAGCATGGAAATGAACGTCGAACGCCGCTCGCTAATTCTTGACGAGACCGAATCCCCCACGCCTCTGCTCTCCGTTGAGACGCGGAGCGAAGAGGGCAGCGACACCTCGCAGGAGTGGATTGTCGGCTACGCTGCGAAGTTCGGAGTGTTGTCACTCGACTTGGGAGATTTTGTGGAGCGGCTTGATCCCGGTGCGTTCGCACTCGTCACCGAGCGGCGTGGCCGCAAGAAGCCTTTGCAGACCCGTGCCCTGTGGAACCACGACGCCAACTTCCCGCTCGCTCGCTATCCCGAAACGCTGCGGTTGACCGTTGACGACATCGGCCTGCGGTACGAGTTCCCGGTGCCCGACACGTCCTACGGCAAAGACATCGCCGCGAACATCAGAGCAAATATTGTGCGGGGCAGTTCCTTTGCGTTCACGGTTGGAGCCGGTGGCGATGATTGGAGCGTCGAAGAAGGCCGCAGTGTGCGGACGATCAAGCGAGTTGATTCGCTGATTGACGTTTCCCCGACCACGTTCCCGGCTTACCCCGATGCGGACGTGACGGTTGCGAAGCGTTCGTACGATCAGTTCCGCCAAGGGCAGATGCGACGGCTTGCGGTCACGACCGATCTTCGCAGACAGTTGCCAGACCTTTACGCGTTCTTGAGGAAACATGGCCGCTAAAGCCGGGGATTCGTGCCAGAAATGCCGGGGCGGCAGGCTGCTTGTTGCAAGCAGTCAGCAGCAGGGCGAGTACCAGATTCGGTACCTGCGTTGCACGGAGTGCGGCTGCACCGACAAGCATGTGCTGCTGGCCCGCGAGGTTCGCCGGGCGAGTAGTTTACTGCCGCGCTCTTCCGTTCTGGATGGGTGACGGGGCGAGCACTTAGTTTCAACCGTAGGCGACGCGTCCGCGTTGCCATGATTCGCACACAGGAGATTCCAACCGTGGACAAGATCAAGGCACTGCTCGACGAACTTGCGAACGTGACCGCGCAGATTCAGGCTGCGATGGAACAAGAGGAGGCTCCCGAGGGCGAGACTCCCGATGGCGAGGCTGGTGCCGCGATGCCCGACGAGCAGGAGAACGCACTGCGTTCGCTGACCGAGCGGGCCGAGAAGATCAAGGCCAAGATCGAGTTCCT